GCACAGATGCTATCTGCCACCGTTGGAGGAAGACTTCCGTATGATTCCTTCCAGATGTCAATGACAACCGAACCTGTCTCCATTGCCTGAATGCGTACTGACTCGATAGTACCTGACAGGGGGACCTCAATGTCTGCCTTGATCCCTGGTATCAAGTATGCATTCTCAGCACCCATGATCAAGTTGATACCTGCAGGCTCAAACGGAACACGGTCAGCAACGGACTCGACAAGCATCCAGACAAGAGCGTCACCTGATCCTGAGATCGCACCCATAGCACGACCCATTGACCAGCCTTCGTTGTTCGGTGGTCGGGTAGCCGACACACGCCCGGTAGCTGTTGGGTACAACCGATTACCAGCTGAGATCGGCCCTGTACCAAGTACCTCAGCACTACCCTGAATCAGTACAGGTATCTCATCGTAGCCGCCTGAGATAGCTACCGAGTCCTCGAGCATAACACCGAATGGGATATCGGTGATTGCACTGACAGGCTCGACGATTACGTTGCGTCCTGAACCGTGGGCACCACCTCTATATTGGATCTTGACGGGCGTGCCTGCAATATGTGCACCATCAACACCACATATTCGAACGAGACCTGCTGCGTGTGCATCAAGGCGGCCGGTACCACCCGCATCATAGGGCAGTACGAATTGTTCCAGACCCTTCTTAGTCTGACGCGACAGATCGATCTGTTCAAGGATGCTCATGGCGCTGGAATGTAACGCTTCACTTGGATGTCGTCTGAATCAATGGGTGCCCATGCAATGAAGTTGATAGTCGTACCATCAGTTGCTTCCCATGAGTTGGGAGGCATCTCAATCCCGTTGACCGTTACCTCACGAACCTCCTGATACCCATAAGGGACATCGAAGGTAGTCTCTACCCCATCCTTTCCTGAACCACCAATAGGCCCTGTATACCAACCAGGACCCACAGGGATGGATGCCCCGACCAACGTGGTAGCATGAATCTCACCGTAGCCACCTTCAGGATCAAGGTCCCCAAGGCATGTATATCCTCCGACCTTCCACATTGGTTTGATCACGAAGATGACGTTGTGCGTATCATCATAGGGGATGTCGGATAGATCGACCGTCGTCTCGAGCACTTGATTCTTCTGGTCGGCGTTGGTAGATGGTCCGATATCAGTCCACGCACCTACAGGTGTACCTACCTCAGCCGCGATAGCAGGTGCATCATCTGGACCTGCTGCGGCTCCCAGGTACTTGTACATATGAATAGAGAATGGCCCGAAGCGAGGATGCGTGTTCGGCCAGCCGACGCCATGCGAAGCTGCGAGCTCGAGGTGGACAGTACAGATACCTACAGGCTCACCACCGCTACCACCAATGTGGAACTTCACGCCCGCGTACATTTGATGTGTCCCGTCGTAGGCGTTGTAGAGCGGATAGCAGACGCTGTCGATCTGAATGTGATGCCGACTGCCTGCCTTGGGCTGCGCGTCGCTGTGGTAGATCGAGCTGTTGCCAGTGTCCCAGTTGTCGAAGAGAGCTCCATCGTACGATCCGATACCATCATGAATCCCCGAACTGATCGAACGACTCACGGGAGACAGCGGTGCATTACCTTGAGGGTCACCACTAGGAGGAGGAACAATACCCGTACCGGGCTTACCGCAACAGTCCTCACCACCAGGTTCGAGACCACCATCACCTGATGATCCGGCAGTAACACTACCCTCAACCTCAACGATGTAGTCCAGATCACCACTGTCCAGCTCGATGTAGGTGATGGACATAACCTGGACCTTCTTGTTGTTGTAGTCCAGTGCCGTCGCTCCGGTGTGTACTGTAACGTAGTCACCTTCCCAGAAGTGACCACCAGCCGCTGTCGGTCCAGGAAGGTACTTACCCGTTAGTGGTGAGTTACTGATGCAATGACTTGTCCAGGCAATCGCGTCTTCGTTCTTCTCCCCTGTCCGAATAAGCTTAAGGCCTGCCTGCTGCAACTGGGGAACAGAGTTGGTCTCCCCGTGCTGTAGGTACCCCTCACGTCGTTCCTGGCCTTCAACATATGCAGGATCAACGACTGTAACGAATGTGGGATCACCGTCAGTGTCCGCAGCACCCTCAACGATCACGTGTGTGTATCGAATCGGACCGAAGATGTTACGTTCGAGATCTCCCTTGACGTTCGAACCCTTTACGAACCTGACCTTGCCAGAAGCGAATGTTGCAGAGCTTCGGTCAACACCGTAGTCGTTCTTGTAAGCCTGCATGATGAAGTCTGGTGTCATACGCACATAGAGGTCATCATAGTCCTCCATGAGCTCCATGGCCTCTTCGTAGTTCAGTCCGATGTCAAGGTAGAAGTCACCATCGAACGAAGGCCACGCAGCACCCGAAGTGTCAAGGGTTGACGACCAAGTATACGTGAGTGCGGGCATCGTTGGTGTTGGACGTGCCGCATCTTCATCCAGGAGCCTCTTCCAGATATCCCCGTACTGATCATCGAACCAATGCCACGAACCCTTTCGGGCTTCATTGATCGGATTAGCACCCATGAAGTTAGTAGGCCAGATCCTGGCGTTCTTCATGTAGGACCGGTTACCAGGTCCGCCGAACGTAAGGATCTCTCCGCCCTCTTCATCACCACTGATAACATCAAAGTCACCAGTCTCCAGCTGGAACGTAAAGATAGGTACACTGGAACTCAGGAGTAGGTTGTATGCCTTGACCCAATTACCACGCTTGATGATCGCAGCCGTAGCAGCGTCAGAGTGTCGACTAATCTGGAACTCACCTGACCCTGCCGCAAGGTGCTGGGAGATGATCTTCTTCGATCCCCTGATACAGGGTAGGTCCGAATATAAAGCGGCCCCGTTCGGGGTCACCTTTGCATGGACATCGAACCGCATGACGCTAGCCATTAACTAGCAACCCATCCTGCGGAATCGATACACTCGAACTCTAGGGTGTACTGGCGGTATAGACCATTAACCCAATCGCCCATCGACCGTCGAAGATATCGAACCTGTGCTGTATAGGTAGTTCCGTTAGGAGCAACCCACACCAGTGCACCAATCGTTCCGTCGGTCTGGAGGACACCATTCAGCGTTGCGAGGGTGGCGTAATAGTTAGTTCGTTGGTCCGCGATCGTCGCGCCGATGCCGTTGATAAACCCTTCGGCAATGATGGCGAAGACATCCTTGACCCTATTACGAGCAGTACGACCTGCCGCACTGGAGATGACATCATCCTCACCACGAACGTCCCAATCAACTTCGAGGGGACCATTCTCTGTGATCCAGAACCTGCGGGAAGGAGGATTGGCAGTATCGTAGAGCTGCACTGCCTTGAACGTTAGGCTAGCCACGCTTGAAACCGTAACCAGGCTGCATCAATCGCTTGCCCCGTGCAAGGTGTTTCATTGGACGGATCAGTTCACTTGGCCGCTGAACTCTCATCAGACCATCGACCTCAAGGTGGTAGTGCTCTTCCTTACCACCGCCACCAGTGGTATGCACACTGCTCATTGCCTGGCGCCATGTCTCTGCAGGCTTGGCTGGGACGACCATCTCACCTGCGTGCAGGAATGCCAACTCATTCGATCGAATGTTCCATGCACCTGACTGGTGGCCTGGAGCACCGATCTGCTTACCACCACCAGGCGCATAAGTGATAGGTGCACCACCCGGTGCAGTGACGACGTTATTGTTTACGATGACCGGATTGAAGTTCTTGTTCATCAGGGTCCAGTGCATTGCATCGACGGCTCCCCTCACACCATCGACATGCGAACTGATACCATAGACCTGTCCACCAAGTACTGCGAATCGTGTACCTTCGGACATGTTGAGTGCATGTGTGGCATCACGTGTCTCAGCTTCCCGCTGCGCCATGATGTTGGCTGCGGTGACTGCTTCAGACCGTAGAGCATTCGCACTGGCATTGTGTGCGTCTTCCTGACCGATGAGACGATTGAGGGTATCGATGTTGGTCTGGACCTTAGCTGCCAGTCTCCAGTCACCTGTATCCAGGTATGTCTGCTGCAGCTCCTCCAGCCCGAGGATGTGGTTGCTGATCTCTCGAAGTGCTGGTGGTTCCATCGGGTTCTCAAGCCGCTGTGCCAACCGTGTGAAGTTATCACCCAACGGGTCCATACCTGTTGTGATACCCTGCTCGATGGATGTACCAACACCGGCCAGACCCATCTCGGTTGTCTTGGCGAGACCTGTCAGGAACTCGTCTGTGCTCAGCTTCGGGAGAGCTTCGATTGTACTCTCCCACCCATCGTGGACCGTCTCGTTGATGTTACGAAGTTCTTCTGCTGTGCTCTCACCCGGGGTCTTGTCAGCGGTCAGGAGAGCCTCTTCAAGGAGTGCAAGCTGTGACTCCAGAGTAGTACGAATCCCACCTGCATCGAGCAGCATCGCTGCCTGTCCGGCAAGATCCCAGTAGTCCGGATTGAGCTGGTCCTTAATAACATCAATGCCATTCTGAATCCTGTTGGCATCATCACTTGCGAGGACCGTTTCGAACTTGCCTGTCTCGAAGTCCCGCGCAGGCTTAACCGTGCCCTCGATCAGGTGATTGCCAATCATCTTCCCGATCTCAACACCCGCATAGGCTACGAAGGCGACGGCCATCGTCGTTCCGATCCCCTTCATCATGCCACCCAGGAACCCTCTCCATCCACCAACAGGAACTCCGGGTGCAACAGGTCCCCCAGTACCTCCGATACCACCCGGAGGCATGTTGACAACGAAGACCTTTTGCACACCGAGCATGCTAGCGGCCATGCCTCGCTTGCCACCGGTTAGACCACCGAGACCAGGAATGAGACCTGCAATGCCTCTACCGAGTAGGGTTACGAGACCTACTATTGGTGCCAGGAACTGAAGGAGTCCACCGAAGATGAACATCAGGGGGCCGGCTGCAGCAACGAGTAGACCGATCTTGAGTGCCGTCTGTCGAACAGGTTCAGGCAGCTTAGCGAACCATTCGGCGAACTTCTGGATCATCCCCACACCCTCTTCAAGGATGGGGAGCAGGTCCTTCTTGATGATCGGAATGAGTGCCTCGCCGAGTGTGATTGCTGCCTCATTCAGCTTCTGCATGATGACCTGAACCTGTGCGGCCAGTGTCTCGAGGCGCTTCCGGTACTCGACTTCCATCTCGCCGCCCGCTTCACCGACCTGCTGCAGCATGTCGACGAGACTACCTTGAGTACCCTCTCGCATGGCGTTCAGCATCTTGGTGAAGCCACGACGTCGGAGGAGATCTCCAAGGCCCATGTCAGCGAGGACAGATGTCCACTTGGACGGATCCAACTTGGACAGGTTCACCATAAAGTCGGTGAGGAGCTTGTTCGGATCGTCCTTGAACATCTTCTCGATAGAAGCCTGGCTCATGTCGAGGACTTCAACCAGGGTCATCATCTTGTCAGGGTCAAGACCACTAACAGCATCAGAGACGTTCTGGAAGTACCGAGACAGTGATGAACCACCGGCCTGGGCCTTTTCACCGACGTTCGCCATCGATGCGGCCCATGCTGCAGTCTGATCATGTGACAGTCCAACGATGGCAGCGGAACCGGCAATCGCACTCATCATACTAAGGATCTGTCCTTCAGTAGAGGCGCCGTTGTTGCCGAGATGCACAATCGCATCAGCCGTCGCGAGGATCTGACCTTCTGTGAAGCCAAGAGCCGTATTCAAATGTCCAAAGGACGTAGCGGCTTGATCTGCCGAGATGTCGTCCGCAGTCAGTGACAGCTTCGCCATCGTCCCTGTGAACTCTTCCAACCGTGCCGTAGGAATACCTAGAGCACCACCCTTGGCCATAATCTCAGCCAGGGTGTTAACGCCACCCTCAATCGGAATGGCCTCTGCACCTGCAGCCATCTCCCGAAGGGACTTAGACAACTGGTCCAGTGTGATGCCTGCGTCCGCAAGGTCCTGATCACTGAGGACCTTATTGACACTGGCGAAGGCTGTCTCGTAATCGGTAGCAGCCTTGACAGCTGCACCCCCTGCAGCAAGAATGGGGGCTGTCAGGCCAATAGTCATTGCACGTCCGGTCGCAGACATTGTACGACCGGTACTACCTATTGTACCCGCCAGCCCACCCATCTTGCGCTCGACTGAACCCAGCGCATACTCCATCTGGCGAACATCGCCTTGCATGCGCACGAGTAGAGTCCAGGCGTTACTCAAGGTGCTTCCTGAGTCCCTTCAGTAGGCAGCATTGCTGCCAGTTGTCCGAAGACTGCTTCTGCTGCCTCAGCCGTCTCTTCGGGGGTCATGATGTACTCGGTGTACTTCTCACCCGCGAACTCCGGCATGAAGTCATCCGTCTTGAATGGTGACGGCTTCTTCTTCTTATCCCGATTGACGTTGGCAATGACGGAAGCAATGATTGCAGACCGGAGATCAGCCCGCTTCTCACCGAATGGTTCAATCCTGTTGTAGGCGATCCACTCGGTGAACTCATGGCTATCAACTTCCTGCTGGCATCGCTTAACCGACATCCCCAGGGCTAGTGCGAGTCGGAACCAGAAGATCCGTTCTGGTCTTTTCCCAGCTCAGCCGTCATCTGTTCGACGTCCTGCTGGTTGAGACCTGACAGCTCCTGTGCCATATCGAACACACGCTGGAGTGCCCGTGCGCTCTTATTACCGAGGCGGTTGACATGGCTTGGGTCACCGAAGAGACGTTCCTTGCTATGCTCACTCTTGACGGCAGATGCGACAACAAGCTTCGCCCGGAAGTTCTTGAGATTGACCGACTGCTGACGACCGCGACCCTCAATGATTGTACCCTCGAACAGATCACGCTCTGAGCCGGTCAACCCTCGAACCCATACACGACCACCCCACTCAGGAACCTCAACGGATCGAGTAACCTCGTCGTTCGCGTTGAGAATATCCTCAGCGGTCAGATCCTTCATTGTACCTGTGGACGGGAACTCTGTTACAGTACCCGAACCACCATCACCAGGAGTATCCATTGTATGCCCTCTTCCTAACTACTACGGTGTTGCCAGAGCCAACACACCCGTCACCTTGAGCGTCACACTGGCACCCAAGACACCACCGACCGGCATGCTGTTAGAGAAGCCCGTAACGTACGCTGCGAATGCCCACGTGTACGTTGGGCTTGTCGGAAGAACCAACCTGTAGTTCTTCTTCACCCGGTTCTTCAGCGAGTGGATCATACCACCAGCTGCATCTCCATGCTGCGCGTTGCTAGGCACGAAGTTGAGATCGAAGGTGACTTCACCCGATCGAAGGATCGTAGGGATAAACTCTTCCCATCCGCCTACGGCGTCATGAGGAGTAATGTCCTCCGTATCCATTGAGATGTCCGGCCCATCGATATCCTTCACTTCGGCGACTGTCGTGAAGACCTCTGGGCCTGCACCATCACCAACCTGAAGGAGTGTACCGAAGGCCCAACGTCCGAGACCTGCCATCGTCTACTCCTTACGCTGACTCGGCCAGGGCGAGAACGCCTGTGACCTTCAAAGTAACGCTTGCACCAAGTACGCCACCAACGGGCATACTATTGGAGAAGCCAGTGACGTAGGCCGCGAAGGCCCACTCATAGTTATCGGGGGTTGTGGGGAGGACTAGCTTGTAGTTCCTCTTGGTACGTGCCTTGAGAAGTCCGATGAGACCGTTCGAGTTATCACCGTGCTGCGTCGAGGACGGAACAAAGTTAAGGTCGAACGTAACCTCACCTGATCTCAGGATAGTCGGGATGAACTCTTCCCACCCACCGACCGCGTCGTGGGGGGTGATGTCCTCGGTGTCCATCGAGATGTCAGGACCATCAATGTCCTTGACCTCTGCAATGGTGGTAAAGACAGTCCCACCTGAGTCAGCAAGCTGGAGGAGTGTCCCAAAGGCCCACTGGCCCAGGCCTGCCATTACTTATTCCCTTCGTCAGCTGTCGGGTCTGCAGCACCGCCGAGGACACCACCGGTGTTCTTGGTTGCACTGGCCATCATCGTCTCGACCTCAGACTCACGGAGCTCCGTGGCATGTGTACCGAGGATGTGGGCTTCCATCACCTGCTTGCCTTCTGTGGTCGCGTGTGGACAGTATGGACAATTGTAGTTGTTGATACCATTCCACTTGTTGACCTTGATCTCCCTAGCCATTAGTTTCCCTTCCATCCGACTTGAGCGTCAAGCATTTTCCTAAACAACCCCGTCTGCTCTTCCCACTGATCCAACTCAAACGCCAGGAAGCAGTGTTGAATCCCTGCCGCCTGATTGACGTACCCACTTAGCCTCAACTTGATATCATCACCCGCCTTAGTGAGGTCTCGAAAGCTCTTAGACCAGATGCTATACTGCACACGCGGTTCGACAATACTACCATCACCCTGCTGAGTATAGATCCTCGGTGCCGAGATCCTCTTGTACACCAACAGTGGGAACTCAAGTTCCTGTGCCTGTGCGGGCATACGTAGAGGGTAGATCCGGTTACCATAGACAGGCGGATCAGGCATCGAGATCAACAGGCGAGCCACAAGAGTCTCTTCAAGGGAGTCAATGGTAACGTCAACCATTACCCTGGCCTCCCCTGCATGAGGGTGCGATTGAGAAGGATGTTGAAGATACGGACTGTCTCCGCTTCCATCGCAGGACCAGCTTCGTCAAGGGCGTGCTGCAAGATGAACATACCCTCGAACTGTGACGTGCCATACTCGAGGAGCTCTGGGTAGGATGCCTCTTCGAGACCACGACCAGACGGACGAGGGATATTGCTCCCGATGTGGACCTCGAGATCCTGGTCTACTTCGTTCTCGATGGAGTTGTAGTACCGCCCTGTCGATCGGCTAGTCTTCCCTTCGATGAACTCAACGCTCTCTTCCCGCAGACCAAGATCACCACCTGACAGTGATTCAGGTCCGTACCCCTCAGCGTCAATCTGAAGCTTCCACTCATCGACAAGTTCCTCAGAGGCTTCTAGGAGCATGGCTGTTGCCTTCTCCTTAAGCATACCTGCCAACATTCGGATACGTCGACGTGCTTCGGGAACTGACAGAGTTGAACCCATTGAGATCGTCTCAAGGCCCCAACCCTGCTTGTAGTTACCACCACGTCGAGTACCATCCTGTACTCTTCGGATGTCTGATGGTCCTATATTGATACCAGCGAAAGATGCCATTAACCCACCCCCGCGACTGCTTGGGGTGACACTATCCGGGTATTCAATCGCGTCATGCGGGAGTGAGAATCAAGATGCCGAGCAGAGATGTCATGGATCTCTCCCTCAGCGGTTACCAGTCTATCGCTAGCACGGACGTCAGGATAGTACCCCTGAAGGGCAATGCGGTGAGTGACTTGTTCAAGGACCATCTCAAGCCGCCAGTTCCGGAACTCTTCCCCGAGTCTAATGACTGCCATGATAGCAGCTGGGACGTTATCGTAGATGACCTGCCACGATGAGATGTTCTCTTCACCCGACACATCTCGGGCACCCTTCACGGCACGTTCAATACGCACAGTAGATGGGTACTTCTCATCCAAGTGCGTAAGGGCGCGTGTGTGTAGAGGCCCTCGTCGGTGTGGCATTAACCCTCTTCCAACTCCCTCTTGTACTTATAGTACGGGTAGGTGGTGAAAGGTGGAAGCAACATCTCTGCGTAGTCAATCATACCGTCAGCATCGACAACAGCCAACTCATCCTCTGCCTGGCGACGCAATTCCTTGGCATGCTGCCGCAAAGCGTTGGCTGTCGCAGGGCCGTCAGTCTGTAGGTCTAGAAGCGTAATACGTTTCTGGACTAGAGCCTCAGACGATGCAATGGTGTCGAGAGCATCTGCCGCAGCACGCTTGATCACTCCCCCATCGAGATCCAGATACGTCTGAAGATGGGCATCAAGCATGATGGCCCACTGGTATGTAATGATGACCTCAAGAGCAGCACCTGGCGCAGCTGCGAAGGTGACTAGCCCGAGATCTGCATCAATGGCTGTGGGGACAGTGAGGACACCATCGACCCATGTGAGGACAGTCCCGCTGATGATCGGGGCATTAGGAAGATGGAACTGGGTCTTAACCCCATCCCCTTCCGTCTCCCAGCGATCGAACTGACGGGGATCAGCAATGATCAATCGGATCGTATCGACGTCAGTCATGCACCCGCCCTCTAATGAGGTAGGGGTAGATCACACTTGTGACCTACCCCCTCTCACATCTACTTGGTTCCGGCTTCAGCCTTCTCAGGCTTTGCCTTCGCCTCTGTAGCTTCGGGCTCCGGATCGGGTGTTGCAGCAGAGGCCTCAATGGCCTCCGTCACATCATCCGACAGCTCCGTCTCACCTTCAACGGCTGAACGGATCTCCGCATCTGTCTGCTCCTGCATGACCTGTGCACGCATTGCGGCGACACGGGCATCCATTCCAGAGTTCAGCGGCCGAGTTGCAGGATCGGGAGCAATCGCCTTCGCGATGGCGTCCTTGTTACCTGCAGGCCCAACATAGGCCTTCCTACCGTATCGGGTGATACGCTGTCGTGCGAAGTAGGCAGCATCGCTCTTGCTGTCGAAGGAAGCAACCTGCTTAGGCTTACCATCCTCGCCAGCAACGATGACTGCCGTCTTGTTGTCTGCCATCATGCTACTCCTTACACCACACCAGTGCCACGAGAGGCAACCGTGCCGCGCGGGTCGACAATCGTCGAACCGAGGACATGGCGGACCTTGTAGTGGATGCTGTCCGTGTCGAAGTCACCGTCCATCGGATTGACGTCTCCGCCACCGATTCGCCGTGCATTCGGGGACTTGATGAAGAGCTCCGGAGTCTCATGACCCTGCAGGAAGCCGAGCCAGATCGCACCATTGGTGTCACTGGGGGCCGCGAACAGGAACCACGACGTGTTCCCGTTGGTCGTAGCGACCCGCGGGATGTTCCGATCGATAACAAGGTTGACACGCCGTGACAGCCAGTTGTTAACGATCAGTCGAGTCTCACCAGAACCGCTGTCCCGAACTCCAGGAGGAGCAGTGAGCTCAATCTGGATGGCGTTCAGGATGTTGTTCGCGATGACCTCGAGCGCCGGAGGAACCACGAGCGTGACTGCATCGATGTAGAGCGGGTTGCCCTCCTCATCGGTCTGGTTCGCCATGACGAGAAGTCCGTCCTGGAGACCCGAGATCGACAGCGGCGGGTTATTCGCGCTTGCACCGTTCGCCACGTTGACGAGGTTCTTGTTCGTGTTGTTGTACAGGGCCGCGTTCGGTCCCGTGGTGCTGATGAACAGCTCCGCAACACGTGCACTCTCGGTAAGCCGAGCTGAACGTGCCAGCTGGTTCGGGAGATCGTCCAGCTCGTTGTTCAGGTCGTTGATGATCATCTCCCATGAGAGACCAATCCGGCGACCGTACTTGCGAACCTTCCACGTGGCCAGGGGCAGCTCGTCGAAGTTGCTGGCCTCTGGGTACTCCTCGTGCTCGCGAACGACCTCAAGCTCCGACCCACCAGTACCGATCATCCACGGCTTCGCGATCTCCTGAGGTCGGAAATCACGGACCGTTCGACGAACTGCGTACTGGGTCCAGTCCGGAATCATCCCCTGGTATCGAGTCAACATGACCCGATCCAAGATGTCACCGTACAGGAACGGGAAGTCCGAAGTGGAAAGTGCCTCCTGGAGGTGATAGACAGGACGCGTGCCCTTCTTGACCTCTGCGAGGAACTTCGCCGCCTCGGTAAGCTTCTTGACGTACTGCTGAGTGGCCTGACCCTTGCGGGTTTCGGTTCGGCTTCCAGCATCTCCGAAGAGCTTCTGGATGCTCGCGTCCTCCGCACGGACGCTTTCGATCACTTCAAGGAAGTCCATCTTACCAGCCCACCTTCACTGGTCGTGTGACGGTGCTAGCTGCGCCGATGTCCTCCAGAAGATATCCGAAGTGGACATCCGCTGCGGTGTCACTCAGGACAAAGGTAGCTGCATCGATGAACACTTCATCACCAGCAACCATTGCCGCGGCGGCAACAATCTCCAGGTGAAACGATCCATTGAGCTTCACGGTCGCTCGATCGTCATCGTCTGCATCTGCATCCGTCAGGCAGACACCCGGGAGTGCAGCTCCAACAAGGACCGGCTCACCACTGAGCGTACCTGTCGGAACAATGAACGAGATCTGATCCGCATCCTCGAGATGCGTATTGGTGGCCATTGCTAGCCCCTCCCTGAAGCGGCAGCGGCTGCCTGCTTCTCATCGAGCCCGAAGCTCTGGAAGGCTTCCTGAAGGGCCGTAGTAGCAACGTCGCCACCACCACCGGCATTGGCGGGATCTCCACCCAGGCCACGAACTTCACCGCTGCCAGTGAGCGCCGCGATGTACGCTACCTCTGACTTGATGGACTCCGTCAGCTGAGTCGCGATCTTCTCCTTGTCCAGTTCGCCCTTGTCATTGACCTGCGGGTTCCGTGAGACTGACTCAATGAGCCGCGTCTTCACGATGTCGGGAAGGACCTGGTTCTTAGCCAGCTCGGCCGTTGCAAAGTCCTTCGCCTCCCGCAGGATAAGTGCACCATTGGCCCTCTCAGCCTTGGTACGCCAGTCGTCTCGATCGCCGGTGAGGGTACGAACAGACTCTTCGAGAGTCGTGATCTTCGTATCCTTCTCCCCGATCAGACGCTGTGCTTCCTGCAGCTCCACTGCGTCATCTCCTTGTGGAGTAGGTGGATTGGTCTCCGGCACCTGAGGTGGTACAATCGGAGGGGCAGCAG